GCTGTAGCAAGATAAAAATCATCTTGTACTTGACTACAATTACGCCCCATGGGTTTTAATGAACCCATCCCTCTAGATGAAACTCCCAAACGAGCACCTTCATCAATGAGATTCTTTACAATTTTTCCGTAAGGTGTATCCATTATTTTTGCTCGACCTACGAAATTGTCTCCGTCCTCTTTTAATTCTTGTATCATGTGGGAAACTCTTTCGAGATTTACTGTAGGTCCCTCTGGATGTCCTAATTCACCAAAAGCTCTGTTTTGTTTGATGTAATTTTGATCATATCTTTTGGCTTCTTTTTGTAATACTGCTTTAGGATATAATCGGCCATTGCGATTCTTCATATTAGCCTGCATAAATACACCCTCAATGAAGTAATTCTTTCCTAGTTTATCGCTTTCGCAAATAAATTCCACTTCTTCTAATGTTTCGCAAATAAGCTTCATATTTCTCCTCTATCTACCAATTATTAGGTGATATTGCGGTGTAAGTACCATTTGTTACATTTGCTCTAACAAATTGATCTGAATCTTTATTAATTTTTGTTACTGAACCAGCAGGTAAAGTGATAGAACCTTGTACTGTTCCGTTAGTTCCTCCCTCAGTTCCATCACTTTCAATTACAGAAATAATTGAAATAGCTGAGCAATAAACTGCAACGCAAGTTGCATTACTCAAACCTAAATTAGTAGCAGTTGTGGCAGTCTTTGCTGACAATAATTTCATTGAGTCTCCGTTGTTTCTGTCGTAGATGCTTCAGCCGTGGGTTCTTCCACTTCTGCAGTTTCATTTTGATGTAAAAAGGAACTTGCGATCTCTTTTTTCTTATCTTCTAATGCTACCATAACTTTTTGTTGTAGTGCAGCGCCAATCGCATCCTTTGTTGCAGCAGCATCACCCTTAAATGATAATGATACTACATTGTCAATAGCAGTTGCTTCAGACATATATTCTCCTATTAAATCTCTATTATATTTATACTATTTATAAATTTTAACCACTTATTACTTTTAAGTCTGGTTTTCCCTCTGTTGGATCATATTCTGACCATTGATCCTGAGGTTCTTCACCTTCAGCTGGTTGACCTTCAGCCTTCTCTTGTTCAATTTGTTCTTTAATTTCATCTATTTCCTCTTGTGTCAACTTGAGTATATTCTTATTTATATACTCTTTGGAGAAGAATTTACCAACAACATCTTCTCTATAACCCATATCCTGAACTAATATACCTATTCTTTCTTTCATCATTTGAGAATCTTTTAGTTCCATGAAATGTGAATCTGAATTCCATTCGTATATTATTTCATCCTTTATGAGTTTCCAATCAGCTGCCGCAATCACACCTTTAAGTAATAATTGCTTCTCAATGAGATCATCGAACACCATTTGAAATCTATTTCTTAATCTTTCAATAAAACGAGTAAATTTAACTTCATCCCTTGAAATCTCCTCTGCTCTTCCTAGTATAAAACCTGAATCTTGTTCTAACCGTGAAGGGGGAACATTAAGTGCTTTGTATAGTTTTGTTTTGAAGTACTCAACATCAGCCAACTCACCAAGGTTCTCCCCTCCCGGTAATGTTGTAATTTCTGTACCTCTACCACCTTCTCTTCGTGGAAGCCAGTAATCCTCTAACATACTCATGTGCTTGCGATCATCTTTAACATCACCAGTCTGTGAATCATACACAAGTTTGTTCTTGTATTTGTTCATAATATCACGTAGATACTGTTCAGCTTTAACTTTCGGTAAGTTACCTACATCAATATAGAATATTCTACGTTCCGGTGCACGTGAGATACGATAGATGACTACCGAATCCTCAATCATACGTAATTGATTAAGTGGTTTAATTGCTTTGTGTAGATGACCCAATACTAATTTACGTTCAGGATCTAATACACCAGAATGAACATAAGAAACTGAATCAGCGGCTATTTGCATTGTATGTCCACCTGCTTGATTTGTAATTCCTTGCTCATTAAATAAGTAATATTCATTGAAACCACTAGTATCGAGTTGAACGCCATCCTTGCCGTTCTTTATTCTTGGTTGTCTAATCTTTTTTATTTTTAGGGGATCAATAGGGCGTAGTTCTAATATACCACGTTTAGGGTTTCTATCATCAATGATAATATGAAAATACATCCTACCATCGACATACCACTTTTTTAGTAGTTCATATCCCACTTTTCTAAAATCAAGTAAACGAACCAACTCTTTAAATTCAGTTTGAATACTTTCTTTAATCTGTGGTGATAAATTTGATTTTTCTAGACTTATACTAATAGGAGATTCTTCTCTATTAACAACGACCGCCTCATTAATAATATCATCTATTGCTTGATCACATTCAGGATATGTTGCCATTTCCCTATATTTTTTGATCAACTCTAATTCATTTTTTGCGAAACCCTCAAGGTCTACATACGTTCCGTATGCCGTTCCTGTGGGACCAACTTCAATCGCACCGTCTTCTGGTTCAGGTAGAGCAAAGGCTTTCTTCCTTTGCTCATCCTTATCAACTCTTCCTATAGAAAATCCAAATAATTCAATAGCCATGCATTTTTTCCTATGTTATGTTTTTAAGTAGTGCCGCTCGTGTCTGTGACAACCCCAACTCCACCTGCTGTTTGTGTCCAGTGTGAGAATTCCCAAGTTACCTCAAATGTTTGAATTTCGTTGGTTTCCCAATCAAGACTAATTTCAGCAACCTCACTCGGCCAAGCATTGTGTATTGAAACTGCATTTGCCGGTTTGGCCGCAGTCGGTTCATCTTTACTCCATTGCTCAATAGTCAAAGTTCCACGATAAGAAATGTATCCTAATGCGTCCTTTTTTCTTTTGTTTGTTGAATGTCCATTAATATTATCCATCCATTTTAATATATCGGCACGCAACATATGTTCTTCGTCATTATAAAATTCCGTGGTTATCTGTTGAGCCTCTCTATTACCCGGAATTGTTACAGTTCTACCCATATAAGCTACCTCTGTGGTAGCGATTGTAGAAGATGGAAAGGATGCGGTTTTACATCTGTAAGGGCCGGATCCAGCAATTCCTCCGGTTTTACCGTGTCCCCAGCCCGTGCCCGGTAACGCGAATTTTACACTAAACAACGATGCTAAAGCACCTCCGCTTGTTAATTGGCCCATGAACTTGGACACTTCGAATCTATCTTTCATTTTTTTCCTTTTAACGCTTTTGCGCCAATAACTGTTAAATTAAAAAAGATGAGGAAGTCTTTTTTACAAGTACTGCCTTCGCAAGTTATCGTCTTTCCTCATCTTTATATTAGTATTTATATTACTTATCCACCGGTAATTTCACTAAATTCAACTCCCGATCTTACAGCAACAAATTGTAACTGAATAAAGTTAATTGAACGTGAAGGTTTTACGTAGATATCTCCTCTAAATTCATTACGATCAACAACATCACCAGTATTATTTGATGCATCACAAACAACAGCAAAATCTTGGATTCCCTGTCGTGCTTGGACATCTCTCAAGAAAGGCTCTACAGTAGATACAAATCTTGAACGTGTGAATTCATCGTTAAATTCGAATAAAAAGGCTTTAGACATATTAGCGATAGATTTTTCCAAAAGGATAAACAATCGTCTTACGTTGATTCTATCAAACGCAGATGGTTTTGCTAATAACGTTTTATCACCAAAGAGTAATATTCCTTGACCGGGCATTCCAACTACAGGATTGACACCTTTCTTATAAAGGCCATCTCTTTGTGTTTTATTTGGATTAAAAGGAAGTTTGATTGCATTACGGATATTTCCTCTTACTGCTCCAGCTGGTGACCAAAATGGATCGGCATTTTGATCTGTAAATGCACAACATCCAGCAATATCACCATTTAATGGTACATATCGATAAACATCATTGTACTTATCGTACATATATTTCCATCCGGAATCCATAACTGCATAAGATGAACTAGGCATTGAATCTCTATGTCCTCTTACATCTGTGAGTTCCTGACCGGCATTATTAACAACATGTGCTTGTAAAGGTGAAACAAATGCTACACAATCTTTACGATATTCTGCAATATTATTAATTGCATATATTTGTGTTGCTGCTGATGCATCAGCTGTCATTAGAAGTGTTACATCAACTTCCTCTGTATTTTTAAATTCATCCAATCCAATTTGTATATTTCCATCAGTAGATGCGGACCCATCACTTCCTCCGGTCATACTCGCTGTAGATATTCCACCTTTTGCATTAAATGTAGCAGTTACTGCTCCACCCCATGCTGTAGTACCATAAGCTGCATCAGCATTACCCATTGAGTCATGATCCATCCAACGAACCCACTTTGAACCTCTATTAACTATATCTTTATAGTAATTACTTTGTCCATCTTCTGATTTATTACCGGCGGCCACAGAGCAACTCGCAAATGTTTCTAATACTGTATTATTAGCACCCGCAATGTCACCATCTTCATCTTCAATTATTACATGAATCTCATCAAATGAACCACCCCATTTTGCAGTTCCAGATGTTGTAGTAGGTTCATCATCAAATGAACCGGCATATTCCCATGTACGTGAAAATGTACTTCCAGTCTGAGTAGTAACAAAAGGTTCACTAACTACCACGGATGTTGCATTGGTTATTGCTGTAACCCTTCTCTCATCACCCGATGCAGTAATTGTTACTATATCACCAACAGTTAATTGTGTGGTGAATTGTGTATTTGTTCCTGTTATAACAGAACCGTTTGCCGTAACGGCAGCAGTTCCTATCATTTGAGTAGCAGGTTCTGAGAATGCTGATCTCTTTTTACGAACAGCAGCTGCAGCTCCAATGTCTGATCCATATACACTACCTGCTGTACCGGCAGTATCACTTGAAAGTGTGAGTACAACTAATGTTTGTCCACCAACCGTGATAACATCACCCACGCTTAATTCTGTTAGATATGCTGAACTTGCTCCCGTGAGTGCTCCACCAGATGCCGTCCAAGCAGTTGTTCCTGATAATGCAACATCTGTGTTACTATTAAGTGTTCCATCAGAATTTGTATTTGCTTTTGAGGCTCCACATATAGAAACCTTTAAACTATTTCCCAGAGCGCCAGGATATTTTGCTACAAAGGGTCCAAAATCATCATTCTGTGTACCACCCATATCTGGGTCATACGTATTTTCATAATCTTCATCATTTGCAATATATACTGTATTTGAGGCATCCATTGTTGCGTTCTTAGCATCGGATGTATTAGGTGTACGAACTACTTTAAGATTCGCTGAATATGCGAGATAACTTGCAGCAGTGAAAAATGTTTTATATGTCGCTGCGTCTGGTTTCCCAAAGATACCAGATAACTCTGATTCATTTGACACTATTGTTCGTTCATACGCAGGGCCCCAATTAAAAGGTCCCGCAATACCACCCTCAGTCATAGAAGCTTCAGGTACAACAGTAGTTAAGTCAATTTCTTTGGTTACAACGCCCGGACTAACTGTAAAAGGCATCTTCTATCTCCTAGATATTGGTTCAATATTAATTATGGTTTATTGCCATATTGAATCTATTTATTATTTTACAGTTCTCTAAAATCATAAATATTAAGTGTTATCATAAATATACAGAAAGACCACATGAATAAAGATAAATTAATAGATAGCAAAAAAATATCTGAACGATTCCTCAAGAAAATTGACAATTCAGAAACTAACACAAAATGTCATACATGGCTTGCCTCAAAAAATAAAACAGGTCATGGTATGTTTTCTGTTATGGGTAGAACTATACC